AACCTTTATCGTTGATTGTCAACAACTGATATACTATATATAATCTATAATGATTTAAATGTCAACCATTAATTGCACCAAGATTGCTTTGCATCACCATAATATTCACGAGCAAAGCCATTCTTAATGAGCAAATCACGAAGGCTCATGCCGTCAAGTAAGATATCGCCAAGAATACGGCCGCCGAACTTGTCCCAATCATATAGAACAACCTGATGCTTCTTTGTAGCAGCAATCACGTCTTTTGTGAAAATAGAAGCTTGCTCACCGCGCTTCTTTTCACTTTCACACTTGGCACGAAAGCTTTTCTCAGGAGTATCAACACCAAAGATTCGAACGCCAAGTTCGGGCTTCAAAGGAGCTGGTAGATATGGTGCGGTAACAACTATTGTATCACCATCAATGGCACGAACAATAGTGGTATCATAGGTAACACCAACGGGTGTCTTCTGAGCAACAGCTGGAGTGGCTAGCATTACTAATGCTAGAGCAATAAACTTCTTCATATGTTTTCCTTAATTACAGGTGGTTTGCCAGTAGATGTATCGTTCACCACGATGCCATTCTACAATTTGTTCGCGAACACAATATCGTCTATCAATACGGTGATCTGGTGGATAATAACGGTTATCATACTCTCGTTCTCTACGTTCTCTACGATCAGAGGAAAGAGCACCTACAACAACACCGCCAATGATTGCTCCACAGAGCCATCCACAGCCACCTTTACGGCGCTCTTGGCGTTCTTGATGGCTATAGTCTCTATCTCTTGAATGGTGCTCAGCAAAAGCTGGTGTAGTAATTAACATACTAACTGCGAGAGCAGATGCAATAAGCTTTTTCATATTAAAACTCCTCATTGATATCAGCAAACATAACTCGTTTACGAGGATCACCTGGCGTGATACAACGAGTTAATATAAGAGCTTCTTTGTAATTCTTCGTATGGAACTTTACTGGGAAGATGATTTCATCGTCCTCAATTTCTAAAGACATGCCTACGAAGTAAGTACCATTTTCTTCTACCATGAATTTATTTATTCGTGGTAGATTTTTCCTTCTTGAGCTTTTCACGCTTGCGATGACCAAGCCAGAAGAGACCTGCAAACGGACCAACAATAACTGCAGCAGTAAGCACAAGCGGCCACGCCAACGATCCAAGAAAGATAGCCCAAAATAGACCTAGCTTGTCATCTTCATCCCAATCAAGCACACCAAGTACATATACACCAACTGAAATAATTGTAATAGCAACAATCAACCACAACCAAAACATAATTTAACTCCTTACCTTTACATAACTAAACGAATCATAGCCAGCGTAGTCACCGGCCCACTTACTACGAGGCGTTTCCTTGAAACCAATGCTATCGGCATTCTCTTTGAAGTACTCGCGAGCCTTTGCACTCACGTCATAGTCGTTTTCAGCCTGGATCTGGAATGAATCCGAATACCATTCTTTCTTAAACGTGATCTTATATGTCTTGAGCTTCTTAGCCTTCTTAATCATGTCTTTTGTAGAACCACGACGGCTGTTCAGAATATGATTGAACTTACTCTCGCTTAGAGAAGCAAGAGGTCCCCACGCCTCCACAGAACGACTCTTAACTTCAAACATTCTTATCCTCCGCATTCCATTTAAAGTGATTTCGAGCATATACAATCGCAAGAGCGATACTCATTGGAATCAGGCCCCATGTTTGACTAGCAATAATCCATGTCACCCATAGGACCTGATTCGCAAGACCAATTGCCCACGCACGTGGATGATTGTTACCTGCCAGCAACGTCATCCAAATAGTAAGGCATGACATTAGCCATGGCAGGTAAGTTACAATTTCATTCATCTTCATATTCTTCGATGATAGGAACGTCTTCCCATTCTGCAGCAAAACCATCACGCTTAATCTGAAGCTTCCATGATGTCTTCTCGACAAATGGTTCGGCAGTCACAAACCCGCTATTGTCATCGGCTTCTTTAAGGCGCATGCCTCCTCGGAGCTTTTGAACTATACGGATATCCTTAATGTTCATTATCTTAAACTTCCCAATAAACAATACGCTTGACTTTTTCATCAAGGCGCCAACGAGATAAAAGGATATGTTCTGGAACATCCTTTTCGGTATAGAACTTCCAGCTGGGATCTTCGTCCCAGCCGGTGTTCTCATCGATTAGATATCCAATCTTAGGCTGCATCTGCAAACTCGACAGCGGTTTCAAGAGCCTTGGTTTTGAGGTTCTTGTTTGAACCGTACCAAGCCGAGGTGAGGCGGTTGTCAGCGCTACGACCAATCATGTGATCAGTCATGAAGGTAACAGCGTTAAAAGCCTGCCACCACGAACCTTCACCGTACTGAGCACCAGGCTGTTGGTCCATGATTTCAAGAGCGATACCAGCGTTCTTGCTGAGCTCTTTCTTCGAACCAGAAACAGGGAAGACACGCTTGAAATAGTCGACAATTGACTCGTCGCTGTAGCGCTTTGAACCAAGATACTGAGCCATTTCCTTGTAGGTGGCCAGCTTTTCCTTGGCAACACCAAGTGTTTCTTTGACAAGATCACCATCAAATTCACGACGGTGGCTAACCTTAACAATCTTGCTAGATTGAGTATTGAGCGAGAGAGTCAGAGTGTTGTTGCAAACAACGCGGATTGGCGTGAAACGAACGTCGATTGACCAACCATACTTATGTGGATTAGTAAAAAGGAGATAAGATTCTACAGTATCACCTTTGAAAAGTTCGAAGCTTTCCTTTACCTTTGCGAGGCCCCAAACAAGTTGGCCATCACGAAGCGAACCGGCTGTATGCATTTCCATTTCACCGGCAGCAACGAAATCATTGAAGAATTCGAAAGCAGCTTCATTCTGGTTAGGAATCCAGTCATTCGTGATAACATCAAGAACCTTGTTGTCAACATCACGAACCAGAGCAGAGTGACCAATGTCAACTTGCTTGCCACCAATTTCGGCAAAAGCAGGAACTGGATTTACTTTCCAGTCAAGGCCAGCTGCTTTGAGCATCTGTGCAGGAGTGAGGTCAGCAGGAACTTCCGTACCAAGACCGTGCCAAGGAGTTTCACCAGCATAAGCCATCGAAGCCTTGCCATCCATAAATTCAATCATATGTGCCATAACAAAAACCTTTCCAATTGATAATTAAATATAGTCTATTTTCAAAATAATGTCAACTAAATTATGCAATTTTTTCATCAAGAGCGATCAGCGTACCAAGGCCGAACATGCCAAGACCAAGCATACCTTGTAAGAACATACGAAGCAAACCAGCTTCTTCAGGTACACATGCTGTAATCAAACCGGCAATCATAAGAACATAATGCATAACAATCTCCATTCCTTATATTATTAGTATAGTATATTTTGATAAAAATGTCAACCGTTTTTTTCAATAAAATCACATATTATTTGAAAAAAATCATCTGGCTTTTCGTCTTCAAGAACCATCAGATAATCACGAACATCTTCTGTAACACCATGCTTGGCAAAATATGAAGCGACTGCTCGTTCAACAGTCTCTCTGCCAAAGTAGGAATAGGCGAGAATAGAACTGCTCATACATCATCCTCCATTTGTTCTACCATAATCTCAATGATGCGTTCAAAGTCATCATCTGGATGCAGCATGTGATCTGCAGAGATATCACTGTACATTTCAGTGCAAGTCTTCATGGCTTCAACACCATGAGTTCCACCGAGAGCTTCATAGATGAAATCATATGGATCATCTTGAGCAAGAATATATTCATATAAGCGAGTCATAATATTTTCCTTTCATTCCTTATATTCTTAGTATAGTTTATTTTCAAAATAATGTCAACAATCAGTTTCAATAATTTTAAAAATAAATTTCTTTTTAGCGCCAATAGTACCACTAAGACGAGTGTTGTAGTAGTGTTCGGCAGAATGAGAGCAGGAGAATTTTTTGGCATGACTAATCCGCCAGTTAATAGGATTGGTACGATCAGAATAATAGTCAGTGGTACCAGTTTTGCGATCAGTACGAGAAATAACAAACATTGAAAAACTCCATTCCTTATATTCTTAGTATAGTTTATTTTGATAATAATGTACATAAAAAAATGCACCCCAGAAACCTAGAGTGCATTTTTATTTTTGATTATAAAGAATGGTTTACCTAAACTTTGGTCCTTCAATCCAGGATACCAAAGAGCGACGAACACCTTTTGTCACAGGAGTAACTCGGTGAGGGATAAAAGATGGGAATACTAGAACAGATCCTTTTTCTCTAATCTCTTCTTTTGGCATCTGTGGATATTGCGGATCAATTTCAAAGTCACCACCTTCATATTCACTGGGATCTGTAAGTTGAATTACTATAGAAATCTTACGATCAAAGGTTGTATGGTTAGCCCAAAACGCATCGTGATGCCAATCGTACTTGCCATTTTCTGTAGCATTGTATGTGGTATATTGAATATCATTTAGATAGGTGATATCAAATCCAAATGCATTACGATTTGCAACCTGCGCATAGTACCATAACAGATTCGTAATGTCTGGACTGGTTGAAGTTGGAATCCATCTAATTTCACTCGAACGATAATTAATATTCTTAGTAGATCCATCGAAGCCTATTCCAGCAGTTGTCGCTGGTTGAAGATCTCCGGTTTCAATGATATGTGAGATTTGCTGTTCAGAAACTCCAGCTCTCCAAAATTGCCATAATTGATTCATCATTTGTTTCCATACATTTGGTGATAGCTTCTAACCATGTCAGCAGCTTTTTCGATATAGTTTGCTGGTCTTTCTACAAAGACCTGGGCGTCGAGTTCATCATCAACACCAATAACAATAACAATGTCCTTCACAGCAATGCCAGTCATTTCCCAGAGCATATAGGCATAGAGACTACACTGTAAGAAGTAACCTTCAATCCAGTCTTTACGCTTACGCTTTGTTGATGTCTTGTAGTCAATGATAGAAAGTCTACCATCATAGTCTGCAATTAAGTCGCAGGTACCAGCAATCTTGAGATGATGGCTGAAGAGCGTGCATTCGGTAGCACGAATCATATCAACTTTTTCGTCAAGAATTCCTTTGATCTGGCGGAAAATTACCATGTTATGAGGTAATGAAGTATCAATTTCTTCGTCAAGAATGTACTTTTCACACATGTTGTGGATAACCGTCCCACGAGATGCGGCTCGCGCAGAAACCCTATTGGCTTCCTCATCACCGACTCTCTTGCGCCATTCGTTGAGCGCAGTCTTATCAGACATCTTACCGAGAACGGTAGTGACCGATGGATACCTTTGACCGGTAGGAGTCTCGTACAGACGAGCAGTTTCACCATCAATACGATTTAGACTTGCAAACTCGAGCAAATCAAATTCGAAATGTTTACGGTTGTAGTCCAAGCTTTTGGCGTGCAATTATGTATTCCTTCACAAGTTTAGAGCGCACAATATCGGCCTCTAAGAAATCAATATAATCAAAATCGGATAATCTGTCAATCACTTTTATGAACTCTTTTAAGCCATTACGCTCTTGTTCACGACTCAAGTCGGACTGGCGGAAGTCTCCACAGAAAATCACTCGGCAGTTCTTACCGATACGTGTGATAACAGAATCAAGTTCATGGAAAGTCATGTTATTGATTTCATCAACAATCACATAACAGTTGTTCAATGTAGTACCACGAACAAATGAGGTACTCATAAACTCAATAGCATTCTTTTGTTTTAGAATGTCATAAGCATCTCCACGCTCAAAGAGCTCACTGCAAATTGCATAGTACGGAGCTTCATAGACCTTCATCTTTTCTTTTTGAGATCCTGGTAAGAATCCCATGTCACGAGTTGGAACAACTGAACGAACTATATAGATCTTTTCTTGTTCGCTCGTGCCACCAATCAAATCTTTGATTGCTAAATACATTGAAAGAAAAGTTTTACCAGTACCAGCCATGCCATGAAGCATGAGATGCTTGCCACTATGGAATGCATCAAATGTTTTCTTTTGGTTGTCTGTAAGTGGATGAACTCGTTTTAGATTAAAATTTGGAGAATTGAAATTAGGTTTGTTGTTCAGCAAATCTTGCTCTCCGTTTTGACGTAGAATTCTCTTTTGTCTTTTGGTAAGTCTTGCTTCAGTCACGAATCATCCTTATTTTTTGTTTTTAGCTTTGTTAACAGCTTCGCGAACCTTAGTGGCTTTAATGCCTTTGTCTCCATATTGTTGAGCGAGTGGAGAAGCCGGATTTGCGGAGCCAATCCTATTTAACAGATCGTTAAATCCACTGTCAGTCTTATGAGTAACGCCTGCAATTCCAGAGATGAAAGCAGGCGCACCAATAACCAACTGTGCGTGTGGATTAGCTACAAGGTATTCGTCTTTTCCAGAAATAGAAAGAAACTCTTCCCAGGTTTCCCCAGTTTCTTTATCTCTAAACTCATAGATTGGCATTAATAATCTTCTTCAATTAAATCAAACAGACCGCTTTTAGTTCGAGAACGAAGAGCTGAACGAATTCGTTTCTCTAAAAGCTTTTGGCCATGATTTTCGTAGTGGTGGTCTTCATAAAGATCATCATCATGGCCATAGTACTTATTATTCCGCTTAACTGACTTGCTCATTGATTAACCCTGGAAATGCGAGGTTGACAACTTTGGTGGAGATAGTACGAGGTAGTTTCTTGTCTTTGACGGCGATTAATAAATCGGCATCACGCTTATCAATGGACTCAAGGAGACCAATGAAAAGCATTTCACGTTTCAATTGTGTAAGACCTGGTTGGTTTCCTTTCAGGTACATGTAGAGAGTACGAGCTTCTTGGTGAAGTCGTCCTTCAACATCTAGATACTCACATGGTTTAAACGGTGGAGATCCTTCAGGAATTTCCCACTCAACACCTGGCACAAGAGCCAGTTCAAGAATATAACGAAGAGTTGATGAATCATTGTCGCGAAGATACTGAGCACGATCTTCTACGACTTCGATTTTTGATGCTGTTTCTATAATTTGTGCAATTGTTTGTCTTGGCATATTAAAACTCATTGATACTTTCGAGGAGGTTTTTGAGACGCTTTTCAATGAAGTAATTGAAAAGCTTGCTACGTCCTTTGCCTGCCTGAGCTTCATACTCAGTAAGCACTTGAGAACGTAGGTTTTCTGGAATAAAGTTCAAATC